CCTGCCCCCGCAATTAATATCACACCCGTGGTCCCGGCTCCGCTGCCTCCGGCGCTGGTCCCTGTTGTTGCGGCCAGCTCCCGCCCGGTGGCGGAGGCCATACGATCGCCAGTGGCATCAGTTCCTGCAACTTCCCGTAACCGGGAGCCTGTTGCCTCCGGATTTGGCGGTGAAATTCATGTTCATCTGCATAACGTTGTTACGCAGAATCCCCGCGAACTGGCGAAACTGGTCGGTGAAATGGTCAGGGCAGAGGTGGAACGGCGCGCCCGTGCCGGACGTGGCAGTTTTTACGATAAAGATTGAGGAGTCATGATCATGATGATGATCTACGGCATGTTTGTTTTTGAGCTGCGCACACTGCCGCATCAGCAGTTACAGCAAAACAAAAGCTGGCGGCATGTGAAAAATGAGCGCGTAAACCGCTCAGCAAGCTGGCAGTATATCGGTGCAGGTGATGATCGCATCGTGCTTTCTGGCGTGCTTTATCCTGAAATTACAGGTGGCGAAGTGTCGCTTTCGCTGCTGACCACGCAGGCATATACAGGACGCCCCTGGCCTCTGATTGATGGTGTCGGGCAGATTTACGGCATGTATGTACTGACTGAAACGAATACGACCCGCTCCGAGTTTGATCGCTACGGTAAGGCGAAAAAGATAGAATTTTCACTGACTCTTGAACGCTGTGATGAGGATTTGCGGGAGCGCCTGCAATCCTCATCGTTCAGTGATATGCTGTCCGGCTTCAAAGATAAGGTCACATCATCCCTTAACAGCGCGGCCAGCTCCGTTAAAGGGCTGTTTTGATTAACGCAAAACCGCTAATGGTCAGATTAGCGGTTTTCATTTTCCTGAGTCTGCCTGGTTGTTTCTTCAGCCTGTATATCGCCTACAGGGTGATAACGATAAATCGTCGATATGCCGATGTCGTAAATGATCGCCAGTTGTTTCCTGTCATGACCGTTTTTAATCAGCCTCGCTATTTGCTCGTGTTGTTCTTTTGTCAACTTCGGGCGACGTCCGCCAATGCGTCCTTGTGCGCGTGCTGCTGCCAGTCCGGCCAGTGTACGCTCTACAATTAATTCACGTTCCATTTCGGCTAAAGCCCCCATGACGTGAAAAAAGAAACGCCCCATGGGTGTTGATGTGTCAATGCTGTCCGTCAGACTACGGAAATTAACACCTTTTTCCCGCAATTCCTCAATAAGCGTAATCAGGTGTTTCATACTTCTGCCCAGTCTGTCCAGCTTCCAGACAACCAGCGTATCTCCTTCTGATAGCGTTCTGAGCAGTTTTTTCAATCCCGGTCTGGCTGATTTCGTTCCGCTGATTTTATCTTCAAAAATCAGTTCACATCCTGCGCAGTTCAGTGCATTGCGTTGTAAATCCGTGTTCTGGTCATTTGTTGACACACGAATATAGCCAATTTGCATAAAAAACATCCTCTTTGTTTCGTGAAAAATACATAGTTGGTATAGGTAGGGATAAAAACGAAAACGTTGGTTTGGGGGAAGGCTCTGCGCTGCCCGTTGGAGTGCCCGTTCCATGGCCCTCAGCCACGCCGCCAACGGGGTGGCTGAAATGTAACGGCGCAGCATTTTCTTCTGAAGAATACCCGGAATTGGCAAAGGCTTACCCGACAAATAAATTGCCTGATTTACGCGGTGAATTTATCCGTGGCTGGGATGATGGGCGTGGTGTGGATGCGGGGAGAGCAATATTATCAGCTCAGGGCGATGCCATACGTAATATCTATGGTGAGTTCAGAACTGTAAATACTGAAAATTATTCAATATGGGAAGGAATGAGCACGTTTAAGGGGGCTGTGGTGCCTTTAAATCCCTCCACAAACAATAGTTATTTCTCCTTAGTCAAAAGTATGGTGACTGAAAGGGCAGACGGCGCTGTTTACCCAAAAGTGATCGGCCTTGATGCTTCAAAAATTGTTCCAACTGCAAATGAAAATCGCCCACGCAACATTGCGTTTAATTACATCGTAAGGGCGGCATAAAAACGTTGGTTTGGGGGAAGGCTCTGCGCTGCCCGTTGGTGTACCTGTTCCATGGCCCTCAGCCACACCGCCAACGGGGTGGCTAAAATGTAACGGAGCAGCATTTTCTTCTGAAAAATACCCCAAACTGGCAAAGGCTTACCCAACGTTAAAATTACCGGATTTACGGGGTGAGTTTATCCGTGGCTGGGATGACGGACGTGGTGTGGATGCCGGGCGACAATTATTATCTTCACAGGGGGATGCAATAAGAAATATTGAGGGGTTCGCAGATGGCGGGATCGGCATGTCTTTTGATGCAATCAGAGGGGCTTTTTACGATGCAGGAACACGATCTGCGAGAATGCCGAATAACACAACTGATATAGGCAAAACCGATGACCTTGGATTCGACGCCTCTCGTGTCGTGCCAACAGCTAATGAAAACCGTCCTCGTAATATTGCCTTTAATTATATCGTAAGGGCGGCATAAAAACGTTGGTTTAGGGGAAGGTTCGGCGCTGCCTGTTGGTGTGGCCGTTCCATGGCCCTCAGCCACGCTGCCAGCGGGGTGGTTGAAATGTAACGGCGCAGCATTTTCTTCTGAAATGTACCCCAATCTGGCAAAGGCCTACCCCACCAATAAATTACCGGATTTACGGGGCGAATTTATTCGCGGCTGGGATGACGGACGGGGCGTTGATAATGGGCGCAACCTACTGTCTGCACAGTCTGACGCTATTCAGAATATAGTTGGCACTTTTGGGCGTACTCAGCTTTTTAAAGATGCGTTTAATTCAGGACCATTTAGTCAAACTGACTCTATATTATCAGTAGGCTTACAACCAACTGAGATCATTGAAGGATATGGTGCTTCTGTATGGACATTCGACGCCTCTCGCTCAGTTCGCACAGCATCTGAAACACGCCCCCATAACATTGCGTTTAATTACATCGTAAGGGCAGCATGAAAACGTTGGTTTGGGGGAAGGCTCTGCGCTGCCCGTTGGTGTACCTGTTCCATGGCCCTTAGAAACACCGCCAACGGGGTGGCTGAAATGTAACGGCGCAGCATTTTCTTCTGAAATGTATCCCAGACTGGCAAAGGCCTACCCCACCAATAAATTACCGGATTTACGGGGTGAATTTATTCGTGGCTGGGATGATGGGCGAGGAATTGATGCAGCACGCGCTTTATTGAGCATTCAAACCGGGATGTTGGAAAAACACCGCCATATTGTTGTAGCTAACGATGGATATGACACAAAGGATGAATGGGAGTTGGCCACGATTTTCAAAAAAACATATACACAAGGCAGGGGGCTTGATGCCACAAATACAGGAGGGAGTTTGATTCCATCACCAACGCTTCATTCACGAGGAAGTATTGGTAACACAGGTGGTAGTGAAACCCGCCCCCGCAATATTGCATTTAACTATATCGTGAGGGCGGCTTAGTTATATTCAACTGGCTGCTGCCAGTGGTATTTCCGGCCAGTTGATATCTGATGCCATGTTTATATCCATTGCGTTCAGTGCGTCTATATAATCCAGCACGGCGTTAAGCCGGGTGGTTTCTGCCTGCGTCAACTTCCGCCCGGCCTGCAACTTCAACTGAATCAGACTAATGGAAGCCATTGCAGTATCAATCAGCGACTGGCGCTGTGTTTCTGCCGCTTCTACTGCGGCGCTATGCTGTGCCTCGGTATCCGTCACCCATTTTTCACCATCCCATTTATCGTATGGTGTTAACGGGGCGATAGTGGTTGTATTTTTCGGGTAGTCACCCAGCGTCGTGATTTCTTCGGTGTTTCCCGTATCAGTGCTATAGACGGTTTCACCACGATGATCTGGCGTATACTCCCATGAATTTAAATTCTCCGAACGGCGGATAGCATAGCCCGCTTTATGTGCGCCCGGGGCATCTAAACAGGAATTTGCCGGAATACCGACACCCGCAGCAAGATATTCAGTTGATTCGGAAATATATTCCCGTGTCTCACCATCATAGTTATAAACGACGATGTTTCCTGCCTGTACGGCAATAAGGTCATCATTTAATATCGCGTTATTCATTATGCGGTTCTCACAATATAATTGAAGGCAATATTGCGTGGGCGGGTTTCATTCCCCTCTGAGGATTCCGTTCTGTATTGACTGGTAAATCTACCGTTAATTGCACCTTGCCGGACGGCGTTATCTGTCGACAACAGACTATCCCCTCCTTTGTCATTTGGCACCAGTACCGTGTTATCCCACGCATCCCATGACCGAATATTATGATAATGACTTCCTGTTAACCACCCCTGCATGCTTAAGATGCCCCTTCCGGCATCCACCCCGCGCCCATCATCCCAGCCGCGAATAAATTCACCCCGTAAATCCGGTAATTTATTGGTGGGGTAGGCCTTTGC